TCAACATCACCTACGGGCGTGGCGTGGGCTACAAGATTGAGCAGGAGCATTTGGGTGATGCTATCGAAAGCATCTCAGCCACAGCTATACGAGAAGCCAATGCATCTTGAGATCATCCTCTGCACTTACGATCATGAAAGTGTTCACCCGCGTCGGTTCGATAAGCCGAAGCGCGACATTGTGTGGCGCTCTGTCCGATCATTGATGACTGCAATTAAGAACGCCCCTGACCGATACGACATCAACCTCGTTGTACTGGACGACCGATCTACTGACGCGACACAGGACTTCCTGCGATGGGAGACAGCCTTCCTTGGCGACAAGGTGAGTATCGAAACTCTCTCCGGGACGGGTAACAACGCATCCATGCTGGAGCGCCTTCAACGCGGCAAGGTCAGCAACGCCGATCTTGTCTACATCGTAGAAGACGATTACCTCCATTACCCCGACGCTCTGGCTGTTGCGTTAGACACTTGGGAGAAGTTCTATCCCCTCAACCCCCTACCTCTGATGGGTATGAGCCTCGTTGATTGCGCCAGCAACTATCGCTTCGACAAGTATGGGCGCAACGACAGAAAAGGCGACGGGTCTATAGCCCACATTATTGGCGGGACAGACAGACCGTGGCGCACCATCAGTCACACGGGCGTCACATTCTTGCTAGAAAAAGGTGTGCTTCAGAACCACTGGCAACCCTTTGAGGAGATCGGCTACTACTGGCCGTATTTTGAAGAAGAGGTCACGTTCAACAAACTATGGAACACGTCGGTTGGGATGTACTGTCCGTTAGTGCCATTGGCCTACCACCTCTGGGAAGACCACCCATACTACCCCGTCAAAGACTTGTGGGAAGACAGTAACCCCACTGATCTCAAACTTGTAAGCGCTGGAGTTTAAAATGAATTATGCACACATCACAGAAGACGGGACCGTCGATTACCGTGGCGCTCTCCCCAAGAACTGGGGCAATACCTCCGGCCTGAATATGGCCGACGACGGCGCTCTCAAAGAAATGGGCTGGCTTCCGTTGACCATCCAAGAGGCAGTCATGGGGCCGGATGATACCAATGATGGTTTCGAGGATGTTGTAACTGCCGATGGTGTTACGACCATAATGGGGTCGCGACCCATGACGACTGAAGAGATTGCTGATCGTGATCGTGGGCTGGTGCTGCAAGAGATCGAGCGCCTCGAAGAAGAGGTGACACCCCGTCGTATGCGTGAGGCGGTGCTTGGAACTGACGGCGGTTGGCTGGCTACTCAGGACGCCCTGATCGCTGCTGAACGCGCAAAGCTATAGACCATGACCGACGAGCTTAAAACCGGCCTCGACTTGGCCGCTGTGGCTGGCGGGATTGGCTCGTGGTTCGCACTAATACCTGACGTGGCGGCAATCCTTTCTATAATCTGGCTGGCGCTTCGCATTTGGGAGACCGAGACGGTCAAGCGCTGGACGGGGCGCGACTGATGGACGGCGCAATCGACATACGCCTCATCATTAGTGTTGGCGGCATCTTGTTCTCGGTGGCCGGAGCTGCGGCTGTCGGCAAGATGTCAATCCGGGTAATCCAAGAAACTCTACGAGACCTAGAGGGGCGGATGCGCAAAATAGACCAGCGCATTGATCACCTCGATAATGGCGAGGCGGTGGTAAAGCAGCGGCTCGACATCCTTGCCAAGATGAACGCGCCTGATGTTTTGGAGCGCCGAAATCGAGAGGTAGCCATCATGCTCTCCGACATTGCGTATCTGCGGGAAGAGGCGTCGCGGATGCATAAAATGCACAACGGAGTCCATCCAGTTGTGCCAAGCGAAAGGAAGGCAACATGATTGGTTTAATCGGTGCGATCCTGCCCTCAGTAATGGAGGTGGCCGGAAGGTTTCTACCTGAAGACAAGGAAAAGAGAGCAGCGGCGGAGCGAGAAATCGAGGCGCAGCTTACGCTCCACTTAGCGAAGATCGACCTCGCTCAGTTGGACATCAACAAGACAGAAGCGGCGCACCGTTCCGTGTTTGTTAGCGGATGGAGACCGGCTATCGGATGGACGTGCGGCGCTGCAATGGCACTTAACTTTCTTATATTTCCGCTTGCCTCTTTCGTCCTCGCGCAAACAGGTCATCTTATCGAGTTGCCGACGCTGGACATGAGCGAGATGATGCCGGTGTTGATGGGGCTCCTCGGGTTGGGGGGCCTCAGAACCGTGGAAAAGCTCAAGCGGGTGAGTAAATGATGAATGAACTGAGAGAGTTGCTTGAGGCTGACGAGGGTGTGAAGCACGAGGTCTACCTCGACCACCTCGGCAAGGCGACGACCGGCATTGGACACCTTATCCTCGAAGATGATGACGAACACGGTTGGCCGGTAGGTGCGCCGGTCAGTGAAGAGCGGGTGTCAGAGTTGTTTGCGCAAGATGTCCAGACCGCGCTGAAGGACGCTTTGTGGCTACAGCCTGAGCTAGAAAGCTGGCCCATCCCCGGACAGATTACTGTCGTCTCGCTGGCTTTCCAGCTTGGCGCGCCTCGCTACTCAAAGTTCGTAAAACATCACGAGGCTCTAGAAGAAGAGCACTGGATGACGGCGGCGGCGGAGTTGCGAGACAGCAAACTGTATCGCCAGACGCCAGAGCGCACTGAGCGACACGCCCAGCGGCTTGAAAGTCTGGCCTAGCGAAACGACCGAGACCCCAGCAACTGCCCCCACAGTATCTCGGCGTTTTCCAGTTCGTTATACGACCGCTGGGACAGGCCGCGATCAATAGCCAGCCGCTTTCTGTCCTGCAAAATCAGAGACTGCGATTTGCGACGTTCCGAATCAACTTTCGCTTTTGCCTGCCGAGCCAACGCCTGCTTGATAAGCTGCTCTTCCTTATACATAGCGTCGAAGCAAGATGCATGATACTGCCGGCCTTTGCTCGTCTTACCGCACCGACTACAGGTAAATGCCCTCATGTCTCTAACTCCCTGATCGTCGTAATACTTGCCACAATGCTGCCGTCACTAAGCCGGACGTCGTAACGCGGCTCGCTCTCAAATGTGCGACCGACAACACTGGCGATCTTTTCGTCGCCGTCAATGACGACAATTACGCGCTGGTTCAATTCGTACATCTTATTTTACCACCCGCCAGACAGTGACGCTGTTCATATGATTATGTCGTTCAACTGGCTTGGCGTAGCCATCCTTCTGGATCCAGCCCATAAGAGAGAGCGCCCTAACCCCGCTCACCCATGTGTTGTGATGTAAGCCGTCGGGTAGCTGCACGCCTGCGCTAGAACAGGCGCGACGCAGTTCGCTACCCCGTATAAAGGCTTTGTCTGACAGGTAAGTGTCGGCAACTTCTAAGTACGCCCGCACAAAATCAGGCGACACAGCCATTGCTTTCCCCCAGCACTTATCCGCCAACCGCATAGCGTTCTCCATCCGGCTATCTACCATTGCGCTGATCCTCTCGTAGAGCTGCGGCAAATGCTTTGACCTTGTCTGCGTTGGCCGCCTTAACCCAGACCTGTATGCGGCGATAACCGTCGTCGCGCAGGCGCTGCTCGTACTCCTTCTGCCTCTCGGCTGCTCTCTTAGACATAGCTTAATTCCTCGTCGCTAGTTCTGCGCCGCAGGCAAGATACCCGCAGCCATCAATCCAGTTGTCCATGTTTCTGGCGTTGCTTTTAATCCGCGCCACTTTTAACAGCGACATCATAACGGCAACGTCAGAGCCTGTCACCCCTACACCGAGATGGGTAGACCAGTAGCTGGCAATAGTCGCGAAGTTCTCCGCCATGTCGCCGTGCTCCTCTGCCCGGTCCTTGGTGATGTAGTTCTCAGCCGTGCGCAGAACAGTTGATCGGGTAGCGGGGAAGTCAAACTCGAGTTGCGTGCTCACTGCTCTTCCCCCCAAGTCTTCGCTGATATGGAGCCCTTGCCGCGCCCCTTTGCAAGCGCCGACTTCTTGATCTTTGACTCAACAGTGCCGTGCGCCCAACGGCCAAAAACAATATCCCGCAGATCCATGCCCAGCGCCTGCGCCATACGATCGACGTCGTATACGGTGGTGTTACCACGGCTCTTCACGAATACGTTTTGCGCTGTCGGTTTCGTACCTGAGCGGCGGGCGCCTATCGTTTTGGGTTGCGGCGGGGTCTTAAACAAATTTATAAGCCAGTTCATAACGTGGTCTCCTATTCTAGGTTGGCCCAGCTCGTTCCGTATCCGCCCTCGACTAGCCCCTCGATCGGGGCGCTGGGAAATATATCGAGGTAGGCATTCGTCATGTCCTGCTCCATCAGGATCAGGCAACTGTCGGCGTCAGCCGTCAGTGTCTCATCGATCAACGCATCGTGAATGGTAGACAGAATGCGCGTGCGCTTCTGTTGTCCACGCGAACGAACGTCGTCGAGTGTGTCTTTGTGTCGTGATATGGCGCGGGCCATCACTGAGAGGGCGGCGCGCTGCACCGGGTAGTTGGCGCACTGCGGCAGCTCCGGCTTCTTACCCATGTATATTGATCCGCCGTCGACACACCGTATGCGTCGCGTCTTGCGCGCCTCGACCATCATTTCATTACGGTAGCCGAAGGCGTTCTCGTAGCGCGTTGCCCAGAAGTTGATGTACTCCTCGGCGCTCTCGACATCCGTGCGCATGGTCGCGGCGAGGCCGGCTGCGCCGCTGCCGTAGATGATACCGAAGCTGACGCCCTTGGCTGCAGTGCGCGCCTTCTTACCGGCGGTCGTAGTCTTGTCGATGGCATGGCCGGCAATGACGGCGGCAACCTCACTGTGTACGTCGCCGAATACGACGTCCTGCAGGAGCTGTTTGTCCTCGGAGAGGAGGGCAAGCACGCGCAGCTCGATGCCGCTGTAGTCCAGACTAACGAGGCGGTTGCCGTCCGCCGCTACGAAGGATGCCCTTACGCTGGTCGCCTCGCCCAGCAGCTCGTTGTCACGAGGGATCTGCTGCATGTTCGGACCTGAGCAGGAGAACCTGCCGGTCTTCGCAGCCGCAATATTAAACCGTGCGCGAACCCGCCTGTCCGGCGAGGCGTTGGCCTTGGTTAGCAAGCTCTCCCCAAAGCTGGACAAATACTTCGATACCTTTTTGAAGTCAGCTAGCGCGTCGAGCACAGCGGTCAGCGGGTTGTCTGGGTAGGCCACCTCGATCTGGGCGGCGACGTTCCTGAGCACCGCGCCCTGCATGGAGAGCTGACCCGTCTTCTCAGTGCGCGGCCATGAGTTGACAATGTCGTCGTCCAATAGCTGCGACAGGTAGTCTGACCACTGGCTGTCGCTGCGGATATTGGGGACGCAGTCTTCCGTCACAATGTCCCTGACTGCCGCCTGCTTGATGTGTTGGATGCGCGTCCACTCGCCGATCAGGCGATCGTGGCGGTGAGTATCCAGCAACATGCCGGTCTCCTCCATCTCAATTATAGCGGGGACCATGTCGTCGAACATCTGCCAC